CATTTTTACAGGGGCAACAATCCGTCATTGAACGCATGGAACTCATGTTAGAGAATGACCAACCAGAAGAGATTTAATTATGTGTTTATCAACCCCAAAAGCTCCACCACCTCCACCAACTGTAGCACCACCACCTCCACCAGAGGCAGCTCCGTCAGACCTTGAGAACGCCGTAGACTCAAATGCTACAGGTTTAAAGAAAAGACGTAAGGGTGCTAAAAGTACACTTGGTCGTGGTGTTTCTGGCACACAATATAAAGGATCAGGTAGCGGGTCTGGTTTGAAGATAAGTAAGTAGGAGTTTACTATGTGTAATGCAGGAATCACGGGAAGTAGAAAAAACCTTGATAGAATTAAAAAGAGAGGGGCAGCGGCAGGAATGTCAGGTTCTTTTTTTAAGAAGAGTAAACCATCGCAGGGCGGTGCAGAAACAACAACTAGCCCAGCCCCCAACGCATCTAAAGCTACTAAGAAGCCTAAAAAGAAAACTAATATTAACACTGGTCTAAACATCGGTGGACAATACTAAAGGAACAAAATATGCACGATCAATCTATAGCCAAAGCTTATGAAAACATGGCGGCAGATCGTGATGCTTTTCTTACACGAGCGAGGTCTTGTGCGGAGTTAACAATCCCTACACTTATGCCCCCTGAAGGGCATACAGGGTCAACTCAGTACAACACCCCCTATCAGTCAGTGGGCGCAAGAGGTGTTAACAACCTTGCCTCTAAACTACTGATGACTCTTCTCCCTCCCAACCAAGCATTCTTTCGTTTAACTATAGATGATTATGATCTAGTAGAGTTAGGAGGGGATGCCAGAGGTAAGGCAGAAGAGGCACTAGCTCGTATTGAAAGATCAGCAACACAGGTCATAGAATCTAAAGCCATCCGAGTGCCAACATTTGAGGCACTTAAACAATTAATAGTATCAGGTAACTCCTTAGTCCATATGCCGCCCAAGGGTGGGATGAAAGTATTTAGACTAGATCGTTACGTTGTCCAGCGAGACACGATGGGTAACATCTTGAAGATTATCACTAAAGAGACAATAGCGTATGACGCTCTCCCTGAGAATGTTCTACAGTCTTTAGTAGAGAACCCTGATTATGAATTAGATACGAGTAAAAAAGAATGTGATATTTTCACTTGTATTAAGAAAGTTGGTAAGAAGTTTGAAGTGCATCAAGAAGTCCACGATGTTGTAATTGAAAGCACTAAAGGCTCATACACGGAAGACAAACTTCCTTGGATGGCTTTGCGTTTTATTGCTGTTGATGGCAACCATTATGGTCGTTCATTCTGTGAAGAAATTGTCGGTGACTTAAAATCTCTAGAAGCACTAACCAGAGCTATTGTCGAAGGTAGTGCTGCCAGTGCTAAACTTTTATTCTTAGTAAGACCAAACGGTACGACTAAGATGAGAAGCATTGCAGATGCCCCTAACGGTGGTATTGTCTCTGGTGATGCTAACGATGTAACTACTTTACAAGCCAACAAGTTTAATGACTTTAGAGTAGCTCAAGAAACAATGAACACTATATCAGAACGCTTGGCTTACTCCTTCTTACTTAACAGCTCTGTTCAACGACAAGCTGAGAGAGTAACAGCAGAAGAAGTACGCTACATGGCACAAGAATTAGAGACTGCCCTTGGTGGAATCTACTCTGTACTATCACAAGAGTTCCAAGTCCCCCTAGTTAACCTTCTACTTGCGAAGATGCAGAAGGAAGGTAAGATGCCTAAGTTCCCTAAAGACACGTTGAAGCCACAGATCGTTACAGGTCTTGAAGCTCTAGGGCGTGGACAGGACTTAAACAAACTAAGCCAGTTCTTACAAATGTTACAGCCGCTTGGACAAGAAGTGATCCAAAGTGAGTTAAACATTAGTGACTACTTAGATCGTCTTGGTGCATCGTTAGGTATTGATACACAGGGTCTTGTGAAATCTGATGAGCAGAAGATGCAAGAACAACAAGCTATGCAAGAACAGGCGCAACAACAGCAGATGATGGCGATGGCAGAGAAGGGCGTAGCCCCTGCTATTAAAGGCATGGCTGATGCTGCACAACAACCGCAAGCTGAAGAATAAAACTAAAAGAGACTATTATGAATCAAGAAAGTATTAGCACACACGAAGAACAACCAGAGTCACAAGAACACGTAGATTCAATGGTTGCAAAGAGTGACGAACTGGACAGGTTAAACGACCCGTCCCAAGGTGATCGACCAGATTGGTTGCCTGAGAAGTTTAAAAACGCAGAACAGATGGCTGAAGCTTATGGTCATCTAGAGAAAAAGTTAGGTGGGGAAAGTGTAGAGGAAGGTGTTGAGCCTGAAGCTGCACCCGAACCAACTCCACAACAAGAAGCAAGTGACGTTAGAGAAGCAGTAGAAAACGCTGGCGTTGATTTTGATTCCTTACAGTCGGAGTACAACGAACAGGGACAACTATCGGAAGATGCTTATACAAAGCTAACTGAAGCTGGTTTCCCACAAGATTTGGTAAACAGTTGGATACAGGGACAAGAAGCCCTAGCAAACAACTATCAAAATACTGTCTATGAAAGTGTAGGCGGTGAACAAGCTTACGGTGACATGATTAATTGGGCGGGCGATAACTTATCGGATAACGAAATCGCTGCCTTTGATCGAGCTGTAGGTTCAGGAGACGTTGATATGGTCAAGTTGGCTGTGTCAGGATTACAAACTCAGTATCAAGCTGCGGAGGGTACAGACCCATCTTTAATAGGTGGACAATCTAGTAACTCAACAGGCGGTAATTATAGCTCTTGGGCAGAAGTGACCCAAGCTATGAGCGACCCACGATACCAAAGTGATCCAGCATACCGTCAGTCTGTTTCGACTAAGATTGGTCGAAGCAACATACAATAGTCTCTTTATGCCCTCTTCGGGGGGCTTTTTTAACAGGAACGGAACACAACGATTAATTACCTTTGACCCCTGCGGGGACAATCTAAGCGGAAAGATTAAGTGCTAAGTGACTAAACATTAAACATTCATTTAAACATTTAACAAAAGGTAAAATATTATGTCAAACTATACAGGCGTATCTCGATTAGGTACAAATGCAAATATTACAGTTGATGGTAGTAATCCTCTTAACCCTAAAGCACTCTTTTTAAAGACGTTTACGGGTGAGGTGCTTACAGCATTCAACGCTAACAACATCGCAATGCCACTACACAGAGTGCGAACAATCTCTTCAGGTTCGAGCGCACAATTCCCACTAACAGGTATCGCTACTACTAATACTCTTGTGGCTGGTAACGAAGTAGCCCCTAGTGCTATCGCTCACAGTGAGAAAGTAGTTAACATCAACGATCTTCTAACCTCTTCAGTTTTCATTGCGAAAATTGATGAAGCTATGAACCACTATGATGTTCGCTCTATCTACTCTTCTGAGATCGGTACTGCTCTAGCTAAAGCTGCGGATACAGCTGTATTCACTGCTGTTGCTGCTGCAACTGACGATGCTACTGAGTATGCTCAGGGTGCTGCCCAGAACAATGCTGATGTTACTATTGCTGGTACTGATGGTACTGGTGTAGCTAATGCTATCTTCTCTGCTCTAGAAGCTCTAGATACTAAGAACGTAACTGGTGAGAAGTCTGTTGTCCTAGACGCAGCTACTTACTACAAAATGTTCTCAGGTACTAACTCTAACATCGCTGGTGTAATGAGTTCAGATTTTGGTACAGGTGGAAACCTAAACACTGGAACTGTTCCTTTGATTGGTGGAGCTAAAGTGTATATGTCTAACAACCTGCCAGCAGGTTCTAAAGGCTTAGTATTCACTAAAGATGCTGCTGCAACAGTTAAGCTATTAGACTTAGGTGTTGAGTCAGAGTATCAAGTTTCAAAACAAGGTACACTAATGGTAGCTCGCTACGCAATGGGTCACAGCTCATTACGTCCTGAGTGTGCTGTTAAACTTGCTTAATTTAGTAAACTTTAAGAACACCTCCTTCGGGGGGTGTTTTTTCTTTATTTTTTCATTGAGGTAAACATGACAACTTCAATAGTGAGCCAGATGTACCAGCATCTAAAGATTCTAATGGTAAGATACCACTGGCGGCAAATGTATTACGTGCTGACCTAGCTAGTTCAGTAAATAAGTACAGAAGTAATAAGAATGAATACGTACAACGTGGTCAGTTTATGTACGACAAAGTACAACACACAGACATCATCAACAAAGATTTAAAACTAGATATTGTCTATATGCTAGACTTCACACAGATACCAGAAGTAGCAAGACGATACATCACAATTAAAGCTGCACGATTATTCCAAGAAAGAGTAGTCGGTAGTGATAACCTCTCAGCCATGAACAGAGCTGATGAGCAACAAGCCCTATTCGCTTTGAAAGAAATGGAAAGCGAGAACGGGGACTATAACATATTTGACGATGGAGGCACGTACAGTGTTCTTGATCGCTCAGTCGGACACAAGGTGATCTAAATGGCTTTAGTTTCTAAAAGCATCCCCAACCTCATTAATGGGGTGTCTCAACAACCCCCAACTCTTCGTTTGGAGAGTCAGGGAGAAGAACAAGAAAACGGTTTATCAGATGTGGTTGACGGTCTTGGGAAACGCCCACCTACTGAGTTTTTAAAGACTCTTATTAAAATAGACTCTATTGACCCTACAAGTAATTTATATATAAACCATAATTTGGATGGTAATGCGCCCGTCCACTCTCGTATTTCCGCTGATAACTATGCTTGGCATACGTACAAAAGAAGCGATGACGAACTGTACACGGTTGCCGTTGAGCTTGGAGAAGCAAGCCCACTTGTACTTGTATATGATGAAGAGGGTAACTTAAGATACCAATCAAATGTGGGAAGTTTCAGAGCAAACGGTGTTAGGATAGGCTCTGCCGTTACACACGACACAAACTCCTATTTAGCTAATACATCTAAACTTAAGTTCACTACAGTTGCAGATGCCACGTTTATCGTTAACACGGAAAAAGAAGTTGCCGTGCCTTCCTCTCCTGTTGGGGTGATTGCTCATAACACGAGAACTGCTTTAATATATTTAAAGTCAGTGAACTACGGCAGGGCTTATACTGTAAGAATAAAAGGAACAGGTACTAGTTTAGCTAACTCAGTCTATACTACACCAAAACAGATAACAGAAGTTGCTACGGACGATGACCAAACAGTTAACTCTGACCAGCTCAAAACTGGCACAGTTATTGGTAACTTAAGAAATTTCACAAAGGTTGGTTCAGGTGCTATTGCCAAAGACCCTTTAATTGGGGCGGGAGAGCCTTACTTTATTGTTGAAGCTGATGCCAGTTTTGGTGATTTTAGTATTAAGGTTACTGACGATGATGGCGGTGTTAACCTTAAAGCCTTTAAAGGAACTGCTAAATCCTTCACAGATTTACCCAACCAATGCGAAGACGGTTTTGTCTTAGGCGTTGTGGGTGATAACCAGAAGAAAGAAGATGATTTCTATGTGAAGTTTGAAGGAACAGGTGGTTCAGGTTTTTGGAGAGAGTGTGTAGCCCCAAATATAAATAACGGTATTAACGCTTCCACCATGCCACACCAATTAATACAGAGACCTGACGAAAGTTTTGAATTTCAACCAGTAGTTTGGGACAATCGTAAATGCGGTGATGACAACACTAACGCTTTCCCTAGTTTTATAGGTAGCAAGATAACAGATATATTCTTCCACAGAAACCGATTAGGTATTCTATCAGGAGAGAATGTAATATTTAGTGAAGCAAGTAGTTACTACAACTTCTTCCGCACAACAGTACGCTCCTTATTAGACTCAGACCCTATTGATGTGGCAGTGAGTCAGAACGAGGTGTCCGATCTTAAAGCAGCTTTGCCTATTCAAGATAACTTACTCCTCTTCTCAGCTCTAAACCAATTTACGCTTTCATCGGCTCAGTTACTAACGCCAGCGGAGGTAACGATAGAGCAGTCCACAAGGTACGAGAGTGACCTTACGTCTGATCCTGTAGGTTCAGGTACTAGTGTTTTCTTCGCTACACGTAACGGTGGCTATGGTGGGGTAAGAGAGTTTGTCACGAAAGATGATGTTGAGGTTAAGGATGCGTTAGACATTACATCCCACGTTCCAAAGTATCTTAAAGGTCGGATAAGGCAGATGGTTACATCTCCTAACGAAGATATGCTCATAGCCTTAACAGATGACGGGACTGCTGCTTCTAGAAAAGAGTGTTATGTTTATAAGTGGTACGACAACGGTCAGGAAAGGTTACAAAGCTCGTGGTCTAAATGGAAGTTTGATGAGGAGCTATCTCACATAACCTTCACCAATAACTTAATTTATATTGTCTTTAAAAATGGTTATTTTGAAAAACTTGATTTAACCTACGATACTTCCAAACCACACCTCGATCATTTACTTAAATTAAGCCACATAGGTTCATCAGCTACAAACGGTCTTTTGGGATATATTGAGGATTATTATGACAGGTTGGTTGGGGATAATTTACAAGCTACAACTGTCGAAGGGGAGGCTTTAGGACTCTATGCCGCCACAACCGACTCAAGCGACAACCCTCCTGCTTCTGGTGTTGTTTCTAGTGAGCTTTTGTCCCATCTAGAACACAATTCTATATATGTAGGCTTGCCTTACACCTTTAAATACAAACTCTCAGAGCAAGTGTTTAAACCAGTACAGGGTGATGCAACACACCTAGCTAGATTCCAGTTAAGAAAGATTGCCTTTAACTTTAGCGACTCAGGTAACTTTGAGGTTGCTGTGGAGTCTTTAGGGAAACCTACTAAGACCTCAGAGTTTACAGGTAATATTCTAGATACTTCGTCCGTCTTAAATCAAGCCAACATTGTTGATAACGGTTCATTCGAGGTAGGTGTACAAGCACAAGCATCACAAACAGCCATAACAATAACTAACGATTCACACCTTCCCAGTACTTTCCAAAGTGCAGAGTGGGAGGGGTACATTGTACTACGAAATCAGAGACTTTAAATATGACACACTACTATAGAAAATCAACATTTCAGGATTGCCGAGAACTAGCCCCAGCTATGCGTGAACAAGACGCTAAGGAAGTAATGGCTAGTAACGGGCTTACACCCTTAAGGGCATTACAGGAAAGCTATAACGCTTCTGCTCCTGAATGCTTTAGTATCATCCATGAGGATGGTGATGTAGTGGGAATGTTTGGGTTGTCTGATTGTGGTATATTTGCAAGTCCTTGGTTGTTAGGTTCTCATAAACTACCCGAGACCAAAAAGGTGATGTTACCAGTTTCAGCAAAGTGGGTGGAGGAAAAGAATGACCAACACCCACTCTTGCTTAACTACGTACACGCAGAAAATACAGTATCGATGAGATGGTTAAAAGCACTAGGCTTTCAGTTCATCAAACTAGAAAAAGAATACGGAGTAGGAAAACAACCCTTCTACCAATTTGTGAGGATAAAAGAAAATGTGTGATCCAATAACAGCCATAGCTACAATAGCAAGTAGCGGTGCTACAGCCA